CCAACTGGTTTGAATTTATCTCCAACCTTAAATGAATGTCCAGGTCTTGCAATCTGAAACTTACTTATCTCAAATGTAGTTGAACCAATACCAACTGTGGTTTGTGCTGCTCCAACCTCTACATCAAGTAATAAATTAGAACCTGTATCTGTTGTTGCACCAATACCTGCTCTTGATACACCTATAACTGGTATGTTATCATAATTTGGTTCAGGTATGATAATTTCAGGATTTACATAACTTGTACCAGCAGAAACAATGTTAAATGCAAGAGTTCCACCTGCACCAACAGTTGCAGTTACAACAGCACCACTTCCTGCTCCACCACCAACTCCAACTTGAAGTGTAATAGTATCATCTGTTTTTGCAATAATTGCAGTCTGAATACCTGCAATAGGATCAGAGTTGGGGAAACTTGTCTTAGATATCGCTCTTGGATAAGGGTGATTTGAGAAGAAATTGTCCTTAGAACACTTGAATACTAATCCACCAGTATCAATACCAACTGTATCACTTGTTGTTAATCCATGATTTGGTATTGTAAGAACGAGTGTACCTGTGTGTGAAGTATAAACAGCGTTAGTTGCAGTAAAGGAGTTTGCACTAGAGGCAGCAAAACTACCCTTACGGATTGAACCAATACCAGCACTGACAAATCTATGGACATATGCTTGGTCAGTAACTCCAATTGCAACTGAACCACCACGATATCCAGAACCAAATGTTAAGTCCTCAAAGAACTCAAATGCTTGTCCACCACCTTGATAATTGTGAATAATTGTACTTGGACCTGCTTGAACCTCAAATGTTCTATCAGAAACTATACCAACAACAAAGAGTGGTCTTTCATGATCTTGGAAAATAGTGGTCGTTCCTGCACCACTATATCCAGTGCAACTGAATACAAGATTTTTTAACTTAACGGTATTTGGTCTTTCAAGAGCAAAACCATGAACTTTATTAGTTGTTACTGTTATAATACCTGTAATATTATCATATGCAGCAGTTTGAATACCGAGATTAAATCCTGATGATGTCCCAATACCAACAATACTTGTTAATCCACCAGCAGCATTCTTTCTAGCGATTACCTTCGCACCCTGTAATGGAGCATATCCAAGACCAGGTGTTGAACCCAATGAAACAATTAAACCACCTCTTGGAACTTGATTCTGATTAATATCGAACTCAGATATAATAAAGTCACCATTAGTAGAAGTAATACCAGTAAACTCAACTGTTGAAATTCCTGCAGTTGTATCTGATATAAACTCATAGTTATGTCCAGTATTATTAAGAGTTTTAGGTGTTTGGAATATACCATTAATAAAGAGAACACCATTGCCTATGCCAATACCAGAAGAAGTATTTGCTCCACCAACTGTTAGTGAATATGTTTTACCAATACCAGTAAAGTCATCTGAAATATCATCAAATAACATATTGGTAGTGTAGTCACTTCTTAAGAAAGTTCTACCACTATAGTCTGCTTTTACAAATGGTAAGTTAGTTTCGTCTCTTCTTGATCTTGTATTACCTTTTGGTGGATTAGAGAAGAATACTGTGCTATCCACAATGTTAAATGAACCTCTATGCACCCTTGCTGTGTCGTTTGCAGAGTGTGTTGTTGCAGCAATACCTAATTGACCACGTTCAACTTTAACCACTGGTAGAGTGGCAATACCAAGTGCTACATCGGTTGCGTCATTTATGATGCCTGTAGGTGTGCTTGATAATCCTACTTCAGTGACCTTAACATATTCATCATTAATTTTTAAGAAATCAGCAGGTTGTATAGAACTAATTCCACTTAATACAAATTGTGTTAAACCAACACCAACGGTAGAGTTATGAGTAAACCCATCAAATACACCTAATGTATGAGAGATTGTAGTAAAGTTAATTGGTTGTTGTACAACACCATCTAAACCAATAATAGTTTTAGTGAGTTGATTACGCATCGATAACTTATGATTATTACCTGCTCCTGTTCCAGTGAATGTTACAGCTGCTCCAGTTGCAATAAATTCTTTCTTAGAGAATAATTGGAAACGATTTTCATCAATAACCTTTGCGAAAACTGTGCTAGGTAATATTGTAGTAACAACACCAGCACTATTAGCAGTCGAACCAATTGAAAGTGCAGTAGCTGCAACACCAATGAATGATGAGGCAGGTGTATATGTTAACTCCTCATTTGTATTGAAGAAGTGATTTGGAATTGTAAATATACCTGTTGTTGTGCTTAATATTCCTGTATTAGTTGGATTAAATGTTTTTTGATAAATTGGAACATTTTTGTGTTTTAATTCAAAGTCTAATTTATTTGCCCTTTGTCCAGCAGCACCATCATACGTTGTTAAGAATAATTTTTGCGATACAGTACCATATGTTAAATCAGGAGGTTCATTGGCAAAATCACTGGCAGTATAGAATATTTGATTATATGATTGTATCTCAATCAGTGAATCGAATGCATCATCTGGATAAAATCTTAGATTAATATTGTTACCACTAATTTCACCACCAAATGTACCAATACCAGTTGTTGAACCAGCGGATACAAATGGATATTGAACTGTTAAAACGTCATCATCATCTCTAAGTGTAACAATTTGATGTATTGCAGATGTATTTCCACAAGAAACTCTAATTAATGACTTAGAGGATGTGTCATTTAATTTACTTAATGTAGCATATGTTATTGTGCTTGCAGTTCCTGTTACATATCCTGATTCTAATCTAGCACTTCTTTCCGCACCCTCTGGTTGACCAGCAACAGAAAAACGATGTGTACCAATACCTGCAGTCGTTGTTCCTAATCCAACAATATTTGCCCTTACATCAAGAGTATTAACTCTATCATTTTCAACTTGCAATTTAATTAAATCGTTTTCAAATCTTGCTGTAATTACTCCAACTACACTTTTGCTTAATCCTGATTGAGTATCGATGTATGATTCTGTAATTGTAGTGTCAGTTCCATCAAAATCAACTAAAACTTCATTATAGTTTATTTCTTTTGTTACACTATCTTGAACAAAGATTGTCGCATATAATCCATTAAAGTCAGTTTTTGGAAATTCAACTATTGATGTAGTAGTAAAACCAACTGTTGTGCTACCAATACCAATGTTGACACCAGTTAAATCAATATTACCAATACCATTTGTATTAATACCTGCTAAATCAGTATTAAAATCAATTTTTAATATTTTAATATCATGATCTTTAGTGAATTTTTCTACTGGTGTGAATATTAAATTCTTATCACCATCTTTTAATATATCAGCATCAAAATCACCCAACTTAGTTGTTGTGAAATCGGAAGTTTTTTCAAGAATGTATGCATTATTTTCATCAGTCAATGTTATCAATTCTGTAAATTGACTATCAAGAGTGTCAGGATCAACAATCTGAATTAGATAATTTCCAAAATCTTCGACTAATGGATCGATAGTTGTGCTAGTGCTCTCAAATCCTTCGCTAGAAAATGTATTACTAACATCATCATGAACTAACACTCTATTAGTTTTACATCTTGTAAAGTCAGAAAGATTTTTATTTTTAAGAGTTAGGAACTTAGAACTATTATTTCTTATATCAAAATCTCTTACTAAATCAAAATTATTAATTGCATCAACTCTTTGCTTATCTTCCAATTCAAAGACATTATTTACATCAAGTACAATTGCTTGATTAGAGTCACGTACTAATCCAACTCCAACCGATAAATTAGAGTCAACTGAAGTATCTGCAAAGTTTTTAAGACCTGATGGGTGAACTAGACGATTTACTGGATTTACAAACTTCTCCCACTCAATAGAACTCTTAACTGTGTAGGAAAGATTTTGATAATAGTCATTATCGGGTATTACCTGATAATCTTCATTTAATTTACCTATATCGTCTAACCAACCGTACTCTTGTCTGTTTGAGAAATTGACATTGAACTTTGCCTGATTACCAATTATATTTGTTACTTCTGCAGAAACATTAGTTAATTCACCCTTAATTCTATCACCTTTTCTAATTTTTGTTTTGCCATCTATTTTAACATAATCGTTTCTAACTTCTTCAATGGTTAAATCTGTCTTTACATTGTCAATTATCAATCTTTCTTTTAACTCAAATTTACCTCTTGTCTGAATTGGTTCGATTACAGGGTATTTTTTCTTGTTAACTATGTTAGCGTAACCAGATTGGAATGTTTTTGCAATACCAGGATTAGTTGAAAGTCCTGCTAAACTAAACTTTAATATAGATTGTGTACCTGCAATGTAATCATCAACAGTGAAGAAATTGAAATTATAATTTTCTGAATTATATCCATCACCAGCAATAGTTGTATTTGTTGATATACCACCCTGTGTTGCTCCAATACCAGACTCACCATCTCTCTGAATACCTTCAACAAAAATTTCATCACCAATAGCAAATGGTTGGATATCAAATCCATTAATAGGTGTTTCTAAGAAGCAAGTAACAACACCAGAATTACTTGTTTGGAGTGAATTTATTCCAACACCATTTGAGTTATTAATGGATAATATTTTATGTACTACAGAATCTAATCCTGTAACTGCTGATAATACGTTAACTTTAGATATTGTTTGGTTGGGAACGATAGCTTCTAATGAAACATTATCTACAATGGTGTTAGATACGGGATTGAAGACTATAAGATTTGGTGCATTTAAGTAATCTGCACCTCCACTCTTAACATCGACAGTTTCAATAATATCTAAATTATCAATATTAACAACTGGAGATATAAATGCTTCAGGACTTAAAGTTTTATCAGATGAATATTCATATCCAAAATCTTTAATTCTTACTTTTTTAAGTCTACCGATTGACTCTGAAGATGCAACTATATTTGCATCAGATCCATTTGTACTTGTGACTTCATTAAATTGTGGTAATTTTTTGTAATTAAAACCAGGAGAGTTAATCTTGAAATTTTTAATTGCACCATGAACACTTGTAGATTTTGTAGAATACTCTAACTTTTCACAATCAGTATTTCTATATGTTAAAAATTCAGGAACTCTTGGAGATATATTAAATGTTTCAGTGGTTACATCAAATATCTTATATTCTCCGTTGTAAACACTATCTACAAATCTAATTTCTGAATAATCAGTTACTTCAGTATCAGATGTGCTAATAAATCCACCCTTTGTTAATCCATAATATAAGGTGGTTGGAGCAGATTTAGAGAATTGAACAGTAAGAGCAGCACCGACTGGATCTGTATTATTAGTTCCAATACCTATAGTTCCTGCAGTCCCTACGTTAAATGTAGGTGAATCTTGTGAACTTAAATATTCGTTTGTTAAATCACGATCATAGAATAACTTAAAGTCAAAGTCTGCTAATGATGTATTTGATAGGTTGAATGTTAATTTAGAGTTTTTAACAACATCAATTCGTGGATTAATGAGAGATATGGATTGACTTGCTCCTCCAGTATTTGCTGTAATTACCGCTATTTTTACTGGATTAGAACGCACATCAGATAATGTTTCTGATAATTGGAAACGTCTATCACTGACTTTATTAACAAAATATGTTCCAGTTCCTAAACCAGTTGCATTTCCATCATAGAATACTTTGTCACCTGTCTTAAATCCATGATCAACGATATCAATTTGATTAGTTTCTACATCAGATGCAGCGAATGATATTGGATTTATTAATAAAATGTCAAATTCTGAATTATAATTAACCGAAACAGATGCAGTCGTGCCAATACCTACTGCTAAATTTGGAACGACATCTAATTTAATAATATCATTTTCCTTTAGGTTGTGTGTTGTTGTACCTGCTGCAGCAACATTTGTGGTCACGGTTGTTATTACCTTATCAACATCACCAGTAACTTGTTCTTTTTGTGATTGAACATTATATAATCCTGATGAAATACCAGAGGTGCTACCCTTCGAGAAGAAGAATAAACCTTCACTTGTGCTTCCAACACTCGCTCTTGTTGTTACTAAACCAATATAATTTTCTCCCTTATTAATTACAAATACTTCTGTGCTGTTACTACCAACAAATGGTAACTTATGTGTAGAAACATTATTAGTTGGACCAACATCAAATCTTAATGCACCATTTCTCTTATTCAATAAAACTGCTTGACCTGATTTAAATGGGTGATTTGGTAAATGGATTGTTCTTGTTGGTATTGACAACGATGATTTTATATCACCAATAAAATTATCAACTGATATTGCACCACCAGAAGTTGTTCCTACACCAACAGATTGAGGTCCATTGAAGAATATAACATCATCTACTTCAGATATAAACTTACTTGTTTTGACTGGAATGGATATTTGATTGTTTAATACGTCAATTTTTGACCCAAATGTATGAGCAATACCTGCGTGTCTTTGTACTCTTATAACTTTTTGTAGATCAAATAAATTTAATACCTTAAGTGTTTCAGTTCCAATTCTTAATGATCCACCAATCGCAACTGTATTAGGTATCTCAGTAACAAAAATATCCTCAATTTTACCACTTGCATTTCCAGTTGCCATTGTTTTTGCAAGACCTATTTGGTTTGTGCTAATACCAATCTTAAATGAATTAGTTAAATTTACAACAGAAGTGTTTAAACCTGAAACCTGAACATGTTCTTGATCATTTAATTCAATAAAGGGTAAATAATTTGCTATTACTTCACTAGGACTTTTCCACTCAAAAACTACATTCTCAAAACTTGTTATTTTAGTGTCAATAATAGAAACACCAACACCTACAATTTCACTTACTTCAGCATTAAATCCTGAGCCATTAGTGCCTTCATCATCAAATACTGCTAAATCTCCAACTTTATAATTATCTCCACCATTTAATATTGTTAAATTATCAATCGAACCTTTCGTGACTGACTCAATATTTGTAGTTTGTCTAATACTCTCATATGACTCAATAATAAAGTCATTTTTTGCAAAATCTTCATCAACATTATATGGGAATGTATTTCTTCTTAAGTTAGATTGATTAAAATTAAAGTTTTGGTCAAGAGTTAAATTATCTTGGATCAGAGGTGATCTATAAGTATTACCTATAAAGTATGGATATACACCCTCCAATTTATTTGTAGCAGTTCCTAATCCAACTGTCGTGAAGTAAGCATAAATTCCATTTGGAAACTCTGGTGTTTTACAGAATCTACCATTATGAATATCTAAATCACCTGAACCATCAAATACATGATCCTGAACAAAGAAACCTTCTGTATAACCCGTTGGTCTATTTTCAGTCTTTGATACATCTACTTTATATGATGAAGTAATAATTTTTATATCAGAGTTGATGTTATCTGCTTCAGAATAACCAAAAGGTCCATAAATTGGGTTTCCATCATATGCCCATCCGACGATAGGAGAGTGACCTGTAATTTGATTAAACTCACCATTAGAATTTTCAGTAAATGTGTTCTCAAAAGTAGATGCAATATCTTGAGAATAACCTAAAATACCCAATTTTAAGGTGTCATCTTTATTTGTTAGTAGAGTATCTCCAAATCTTCCTGTACTATTAAGAGTTAGATTTCTGACTCTTGCTTGGAATAAACCATTGTTGCCTCTAGAAAATGCTCTGACCTCTGTATCAGCACTACTATAACCAATACCAGTGTTAATTACTACTGCGTCTACAACATGCCCTCCTTCAATGACAGGTCGTATAACAGCACCAGAACCAGCACCATTTGATAATATTCTTAATTCTGGAGTTGAGTTATATTCACTTCCCCTATTTGTTACTGCACAATCAATTATTTTACCATTAAGAATAATTGGTTTTAGTTCTGCATTTTTACCATTCTGAAGAGTAACTTTTGGTGAAACTTCTTTATTTAAGATATCAGAACCATAATTTGTTCCTGTTTCATATAGATAAGCACCTTTTATTTCACCAGTTACAATAGGAGTTAAAGATAAATTACCAGTAATAGTAGAACCAAATGATACATCTACATTTACTTTTATCTCAGGATAATTAAATATTTGGAAACCTACACCCTGATCATCAAAATTAACATAGTTTTCTCTATCATAATCAACTGT